AGAAGGAAGTAAAGATCACGCTCGGCGACAAGCTCCCCGTCAACCGGGTTGAGCGTCTCAACGAGCTGAACAACATGCTGGATCGCATGGTCATCTCGCGTAAGTACTACCGAACCGAGATGGAGAAGCTGGGGTACAAGTTCCCAGACGACATGGAAAAGGAAGTCCTCGCAGAGCAGAAGGCGCTCACTGAGGTACGAATGTTCGAATCGCCGGTCAACGGCGCTGGTCCTACGGACGCCAACGGGAAGTCGGCACCGCAGAACCAGTCAAACAACCGTAACCGGCCCAACGAATCTCGAGGTACTGAGGCAACTCAGACGCCGAGACAACAGCAGACCCAGTAAGCGTGATGCTACTGGTAAACAGAGCGGGATGCTCGGAAAGGGGCGAGATGCCCACACAGGACCCATGGTGGCTCAGAGATGAACTCATCGTTGGCTTCGAAGATGGTGAAGATGAAGGCAGCGAAGAGGGAAGCGAGTCTGAGGACGAGCCCGGCGAAGAAGAGGAGACCTCTGATGAGCCTGGCGAAGACGAAGGCGACGAGGGCGATGAGTCCGAAGGCAAGGAATCCGAATCCAAGTCCGACGACACTGAGAGTCTGAAGTCGGCGCTTCGGAAGGAACGGATGGCCAGGAAGCGCCTCGAACGCGAGGTCAAGCGACTGTCGGCCACTACTTCCAACGGGAGTGAAGACAAGGACGAGGAGACCAAGCCTGAGGTAGATGCTGAGCGCAACAACCGGGAGAAGAGACTTGCCCAGAAGTTGCAGAAGGCTGCTGTCGACAACCTCATCATCAAGCACGCGGGTGAGTTCAAGGACGCCAACGAGGCGCTTGCCCTGATCAACCGCACGGTGATCGAAGTCGACCAGGATGACGACGACCCCTCAGAGATTGAGGTGGACGAAGACTCTGTCATCGACGCTGTGAAGGCGTTGGCCAAGAAATCTCCGCACCTCCTGCTAACCAAGGAGGATCGGAAGGTCCGCAGCGGTTCAAGCTTCAGCAAAAGCCGCCGCAAGGGAAGTGAACCATCAGATGAGGAGCTCAGAAGGAAGTACCGAGCCCTCAACCGCTAGAGAGGAAACCACTACATGGCCAGGATCGACAAGTACGATCCCGTCTCTGGTGGGTTCCGAGCAATCCTCGCTGCTGACTACACAGGCCAAGCCGCGCCCCGTGGGGCGATGCTCGATGTGAATGGCCGAGTCACCTTCGGGGCTGTTGCCGGAACTGCCGGCTATGTCGGTGTGGTGTGCAAGCCGGACAACGCCAAGGCTGGCGAACCGATCGACATCATGACCGACGGCGAGATCGTTGAGTTCGGTGGTGTGGCTGGTACCAACTACTACGTTGACGCTGCAAGCGGCAACCTCGTTGCGGGCACAGGTGCCCAGACAGCGACTGCGCCGGCTGCGGGCGGATCGAAGCGAGTAGGTGCCACCTCAGAAGCCACCCGCCTGATTGTGAGGTTTGGACGCGCATGAACCAGCTCATCCTGCCTCCATCACTCGACCAAGAAGCACCCCTCACGCTCGAGGACATCATTCTGCGAGACTGCGAGCTCCAGATCATGTCCATCCTCGGCTTCGAGCGCGGCTACAACCAGAACGCCGATGCACTGCACGAGACCGTCGACGGAAGGAACATCAACGGCCTCTGGCGTGAGTTCCAAGCGTCGCTTCGGATCTTCAACTCTGAGCGGGATGCCCTGCTCAACGGCCTGACCTTCGATGTAACCGAACCGGTCGAATCGGTGATGCAACCGAGCCAGTTCGAGGACTTCGAGCAAGCCACTGAGTTCGGAGAGCCGAAGGGTGTGAGGCTGGGCCGGCCGTTCAACATCGGCTACAGCTTCACTTGGTGGGACATCGCGGCGAGGTTCACTTGGATGTTCCTCGCTGAGGCCATGTCCTCTCAGGTGGAGTCGATCCACGCCTCGGTCCTGGAAGCTGGTAACCGGCTGTACTTCAGCCGCGTGATGCGCCAGCTCTTCAATGGATCGAACACGACGGCCACCATCGAAGGCGCCGCGTACAACGTCTACGCCCTCTACAACTCCGACGGCACAGTGCCGCCGCCGTTCCGGGGCACGACGTTCACCGGTACTCACAACCACTACATCACCAGTGGCGCAGCCACCATCGACCCGGGCGATGTCAATGCGATGGAGGACCACCTCTATCACCACGGCTACCGGTTCGGCGAGGGCTACGAGCTGATCCTCATGGTCAACCGCCAGGAGGGCACCATCATCCGGACGTTCCAGGTCGGGGTCAACAGTTCACGCTGGACCTTCATCCCCGACCCGACCCAGTTCGGTGGCGGCACGCTCACCCCAGCGGGCGTGACAGTGGTGGGAGCACCGCAGGGACGAGTTCGGAACCAGATCGGTACCTACGGCCCGTTCAAGGTCGTCGAGGATGACTACATCCCCGCCGGCTACGTCTTGGCCTACGCATCGGGTGGACCTCAGAACATCGGCAACCTGGTAGGTATCCGTCAACACGCGAACACCGGCCTTCGGGGCTTGCAGTTGGTCAAGGGTCGTGACAACGACTACCCGCTCGTCGACAGCTTCTACCGGTTCGGTTTCGGTACCGGTATTCGCCAGCGAGGGGCTGGAGTCGTGCAGCAGATCACGGCCTCCGGGACCTACACGCCACCGGCGTTGTACGCCTAGACTTCGAAAGGAGTCTCATGGCTGTACTGACCGTCCAAGATGCTGCCGTAACCGGTTTGGCCGAAACGTTGGTCGCCGCAGGGGCAGGTGGAGATTCGTTCGACAACAACGGTCTCTGCTTGCTCGAAGTGGTCAATGGGGGTGGAGCTCCCATCACCGTGACCATCGACGACCCCGGCTCAGCCTCTCCGGTCGGTGCCATCCAGTTCAACCCAGACGTGAGTGTCAGTGTGACGAATGGGCAGACTCGGATCATCGGTCCGTTTCCGCCCTTCCGTTTCAACGACGCCAACGGCCGGGTCGCCATCAGTTACTCAGCTGTGGCTTCGGTCACGGTTCGAGTGATCCGACTTCGTCCGTAGCGGCAAAGGAGACCGCGTGAGCAGAGAAATCGAAATCCCTGAAGACGGGGATTTGAGCCAGTTGTCGGAGGATGACCTCAAGTACCTCCACGACCGGAATCAGATCACCGACGAACAGCTTGCGGAGGCGACCGGCCGCGACGAAGATGAAGTCGTGGAAGAGATCACCGACGCCGGCCCACACAAGGGCCAGCCGCTCGAGGAGGTCGCCAACACCGGCGATGCCAACACGGCTGGTCTCAGCAAGGAGCAGCACGAGAAGAGTGTTGCCAAGATGACCAAGCAGCAGGCTCCTTCAGATGATGGAGGAGACGACAGCGAGGCCATCGCCTCTGCTCCGTACGATCAAAACACGAATGAGAACCTTCGTGCGGAGATCGCTCGGCGCAACGAGACTCGTGAAGAGGACGACCAACTGCCCCTGTCAGGGCGGAAGGAAGACCTCGTCGCCACTCTCGAAGAGGATGACGCGAGTTAGTCATGGCGACTGACTCAGAGCGCGTTCGACAGTTCCTGGGTGAGGTGATCCCATCAGGAGGTTCGGAAAACGACACAATGTTCACGAACGTCCAGATCGAGGATCTTCTCCTCCAGGCTGATGGAGATGTCGATGCAGCTGTCCTTAGTGGTTGGCGTCAGAAGGCAGCTGAGTTCGCAGAGTTGGTCGATGTCCAAGAGGGCACTTCCAAGCGAGCTATGTCGGACCTCCATAAGAACGCTCTTGCCATGGTCACGGCCCTCGGCGGTGCCGCGGGGTCCGGTCTTTCCTCGTCGGCCGGGACCAAGATCCACAAGATCGAGAGGTCGTGACCATGGCAGTCACCAACGAGATGGAACGACGGATCGGGGAGCGGAATACCCAGGCCTTCATCGACGCCAACCCCCTCGTCGTTTCGCTGTTTCGCCCCCAGAAGCAGCGGACCGAAGCTGGCGGAATGGTGAAGACCTCTCCCCTTCGGCTTCCCGCCCAGAAGTTCCGGATCGTCCCAATGTCAGGCTTGGTGTGGGATCGCTCTCGCACCACGCCTGACGAGGGACGGATTGACGATGTAACCGAAGAACTCATTGGTATGCCGGACGCTGACGTACAGAAGGCCGACTACCTTGAGTGTGAGACTGGCGGCTGGTACCGAGTAGAGCACATCTCTCCAGTTCGGGGATTTCGTAGTGAAGCTCGGTTGCGTTGGATGGCCACGGAACCGATCGACTGATGGAAGGGGGTCGAATCTATTGGTACTACGACACTCTGACGCCGAGGATGCTGGCCTTTCCCGTCGAGTTCGACATCGCTCTCGGAAGGGTGCTCGAAGAGTTGGCTCGCCAGGTCGAAGAGTACGCTCAGGCAAACGCTCCGTGGGAAGATCGAACCGGCGACGCAAGAAGAGGTCTAACCGCCGAGGTCGAGGATGATGTGCTCAATCATGCCATCGTGCTCTACCACACGGTCGACTACGGGATTTGGCTGGAAGTTCGCTGGTCGGGTAAGTACGCCATCATCGTGCCGACGATCGAAGTGATGGGGCCTAGGATTATGGCCCAGCTAGAACTAGTGATGGAGCTGATCCCGTGAGAACTCACGTTTACCAGGCGATGGTCCACTCCGCCGAAGTCCTGGCACTCTTCACTGGAGATGATGGTGTGGTGAGGATTTACGAGGCATCCTCTCTCGATATTGTGCCCCCCAAGCCATTTTGTACTTACCGGATGCACACCCACTTTCCTCTCATCCAGGGACATGGACAACGCGAGTACTGCCAGATCTGGGTCCATGATATCCCAGGCGACTACCTGACAGTCGACGATGGTCTCGCCAAGATTCGCCGAGCCCTCGAGTCCTGGCCTGCCCAGGATGACTTCCTCGAGGCTAGATG